TACGACGTGCCTCCACCTTCACCGGGGTTCTCGCAGGTGTCCTTCGCTCCCAATGTCTTCGAGCCGGAGCCATTCCCTCCGACGTTCGAGGAGCTCCAGGTTGCGGAGACGCTCCAGGGACTTCGGCGGGAGCCCACGACAGACTCTGACGAAGAAAATACCACCCAAGTATAAAGAGTATGAAGGAGGAAGCGAGGAAAATCATCAAGCAAAGTGTGACCCTGTGCAGGAAATCCTACGACGCGGTTGAAATGTGTCGCGAGGGATATCAGCCCATCAGCAGTGACGAGACTGGTCTGGACTGTTTCATCAAATCTGAAGACGGAATCACCTGGGTGGTGTTCCGCGGCACCGAGACGGACCAGCTCAACGACGTGTGCACGGACGCGCTGACGTTCCGGGTCAAGACGCCGTTCCTTCCAGACGAGTGCAGGGTCCACGCCGGATTCCTGGGTCAGTACACGAGTGGTCGCACGCTCATCATGGACGCGATCAAGCACTTCAACGACGCCAAGGTGGTCTGCACCGGTCACTCGCTTGGAGGTGGACTTTCTACGATCTGTGCCCTGGACGTGGAGCAGAACGTCGAGGGTGACGTGGAGACCTACTGTGTGACGTTCGGATCTCCTCGGGTTGGGGGCGGTCACTTCTGTCGTCTCTTCGATGCTGTCATTGACAACAGTTTCCGATTCGTGGATGTGAATGATCCCATCCCCCGGGTTCCTTTGCGTGCTTGGGGATTCAAACACGTAAAGGGATGTTTCGTTACCAGTCCCTACGGCTACAAGCCTGACCTCGAGCAGGTCGAGGCGTCGTCGTTAGCCTGCTGTGCGGTCTCTGACCACGGGATTGATCTCTATGAAGCTGCGGTGAACTTTACATCCCATCAAATTCCTGCTTGAGCAGTTCGAGCTCGTAGTCCGAATCATTTGCGGGAACCGAATTAGTGGTCGCGACGACAGCCTTTGTCTCGGTGGTCGCGATGGGTGCGGCGGCGATCTTGGACATACCATTGGGCTTGGTCTCGGCGGGCATTTTGGCGACTGTGGGTTCGGGCGCGGCGGGAGCCTTAACTTCCTTGGTCTCGGCGGGTGCCTCGACGACAACTTCCTCATCCGCGACCTCCACGGTGGTCTCCTTCTCGCCCTCCATGCCCTCGCGCGGCGCCATGAGCTGCATGATGGTCATGATGAAGAAAGAGATGGACACCACGGTTGCCCAGGTGTTGCAGCTGCCTGCGGTGAGGCAGTTGACGTTGTAGACGGCAAGCGCTCCTGACAGAGCAAGGACGGCGGCATCCATAATCCGCAGCTTGTAGGCTGAGGCCAGAACTGGGAGTACGGCGGCGACGGCAACGATCATAGCCTGCTGAGACAGCTTGGGCATCTTCATGTTCAGCTTCATATTTGTAATTATCACATATTATTTTTGGCAATCCCCCAGCGTTCACAATCTTCGGCAGTAAAGTAGATGTCCTTCTTGAGTAACTTGTTCAGTTTGTCTTCTGGGATTTGTGTATACTGGGTATAGATTTTGCGGAGGGTCTCCATGAGTTTATCACAATTTTTGATTTCGTCCTTGAGTTCTTCATACTTGCCCATGGCGCCTGTGGAAAGTTGGTGGATGAGCAGGTGGGCATGAGGCATAATCCTGCGATTCTTGGAACCCATCAGAACAAAGGTGGCTGCGCTGGCACAAAACCCATCGGCGACGGTCACCAACTTGACTTTGAGTCTCCTGAGGTGATCCATGCAGCTCAGTCCGGCAAAGAAGTCTCCTCCGTCGCTCCTAATGTAAAGTGTAATTTTTGGTTTGTATTCCCTGACTGAAAGAAGTTTCCTTTCCAATGTCTTCACCTGAACAATAAGGTCGTGTATGGATTCATCGGATATTTCACCAGTGAAGTGGATATCATTTCCTATAATGTCGATGTTGTAGTTCTCGCCGTCAACCCCGATATCGCTTCCGTCATCGGACTCGTCATCTCTGGCATACGGGCGCCTCATGTTGCTTGTTATAAAAAGTCTTGTTCTCTCTCCTTTAACTTAAGTTTCAACTCCTTGAGGACATCATTTTTGACCTTGGATCCCATGGATGTCTGGTTGATGTAGTGGATACCACTTGAATTAGTGCAATATTCTGGTATAAGTTCTGGTTTTAGGCGTAAAACCTGCATGGTATCTGGATCTGATACGAGCCAGTGTTTCTCTAGTGATTTCTTTAGTCGCATGTTAAAGTCCTTGGTCCACACGCGTGCCGGTGACATCTTTTCGTGTGGGATGCGGTTTTTGATGATCGCGCATGGGTTAATTACGGCGGATATTACAAACTGTTCGTGTATTTGTTCGGTGTAATTAGGTGAATACATCATGGTGTCCCAGTAGTCGCCTTCGGCAAGGTGTTCCGCGATATATGAAATTTCACTCATGGTAATTCCCTTGGCATGAATGTAATTTTCCTGGACGATCCCCAACCGGTTCCCGGGCTCGTCCATGTGCACGCCAAGGATATCTTCCACCTTGAAATTACCCTTGGTGGTAAGGACCTCATCCATGATCTCCTTGGTCGTCTTGAAAATATCTCTGTGATGAATAGTTTCCACGATTTCCTTGCCGCCTTCTGGATCCAAAGTCTTATCTTGAATGTTTATGGTGTCGATGGTGTTTTCGCACGGGATGAAGATTCGTGATTTGATTTTTGTTCTGTTTTGTTGAATCCATCTCCAGCCGGGAAGTTCATTTTTGATCATGGACGAATCATCGGTGACGATGTCTGCCCTACTGAAACCGATGAATTCAAAGAAGTTCTCGGTGACGTTCTGGGATCTAAGGGTGTCGGTGCCCACATAGACTGCTGACGCGCCTATGGTCTTGCATATTTGTGCAGTTGTCCAGCTCTTGACTAGAAAAATCTTTCCCGGGTCACATGTTTCAAAGATATTATCTCGTTTGGTCTTAAGAAACTTGTCCATGGGTTCGGACGAGGAACAGGATTTAACTACTCAAGCACTAGAAATGTTTTTCAGTCACCCAGACATACACTCGCGTCTGTGGAAACCACTACGATTGCATATGACATACTATTTAACTTGCACTGCGATAATCCACATGATTACGATAACCATTTTGATCATCATTCTGTGGAAGATCATGCGGAGTTCAAACTGGACGCCAGGACTCCATTCAGGAGACTGAAGAACAACAGGGTCCCGATCCACTGGATTATCTCCTTGCCTTGTGGAAACTGCAATTTGGTCAACTTATTCTTACCAATGTTGTAATGCACAAGCCCTTCAAGGAAGAATACCAAAAAGGTAGTTAAAGCGACGATGCCAATCATTTGGAATTACGATAGGTAATAATTTTACACATCTCAATGAAATCATCTTGACTGTAGTCCCATTTCATAACATTTACAATCGCACAAACAAGTTGAACGTTACCAGGGACATACCCCTTTGACGGATCAATTCTGTCAGGTGAAATATTGTTTTTATTAATTATGCGACAATTGCGAGATTTATAAGACTTGAAATCCATTTTTATACCAGACAAAGCACATAAACCTTTTTGATTTTCATACAAATCGAGTAAATATTGAAGATCGATTTCAACGGGTATGTTTCTGCTCTCTGCATTTTGTCTAATCTGTCTAAAAATTTTTACCATAAATACTCGTATACCTCCTTTATCGTAATAGTTTTGCATTCTTATATTCGTACATTCCTTACAATACGTCTGTAATCCATTTTTACTAGACTTGTCTGAATGAAAATGTTCAGCAGTTTTCATTTCCTTACACATACTACATCTTGCATCTTCCTTTGTTCTATCATATGTCTTTTGTTTTCTCGATGTAGATCTACAATCTTTGCAGTAATAACATAAACCATCTGAATTTCTCTTATTTTTATGATAATTTTCCTCTGGATGATCTAATTTACAAATATTACAAGTCTTCATTATTAGTAAGTTAGATTATTTATTTAAATGAATAGTAATAAAGAAGTATAAAGATGCAAATTTTTTGCAAAACCCTTACAGGCAAAACTATTACGCTGGAGGTTGATTCCTCGGATACTATTGACAACGTGAAGGCAAAGATTCAAGACAAAGAGGGGATCCCGCCCGACCAGCAGAGGTTGATTTTCGCAGGAAAGCAGCTTGAGGACGGACGGACGTTATCGGACTACAACATTCAGAAGGAATCCACGATTCATCTCGTGTTAAGGCTAAGGGGCGGTGACTAATTAGATGAAGACCACGACCGACATTGTTCACCAGAACCTCGGGTTGGTTCACAAGCTTTCCTACAGATACCAAAGGACTGGTATTTCTAGAAAGGATCTCGTTCAAGAGGGGACGCTCGGTCTGCACAGGGCGATCGTAAAGTATGATCCGGCCAAGGGGACCAAGCTGTCGACCTACGCCTACCCGTGGATAAGATCTTACATGTCCAGGTACGTGAAGAAGACGTTGAACGCAATGGATTACCTTCCGGTTGCCGAGGTTTGTCACTTGGACGCAGAAGAAGAAGACATTGACTACCTCATGGATTGTCTGAATCACGGGGAGAGGGAAATAATCACGCATTTGTATTTGGATCAGATGAGTTTGGCTGAGGTCTGCGCGATGTTCAATTTATCAAAGTGGCAGGTGAAGCGGTTCGAGACGCGTGCCCTTGAGAAGATGCGTCAGCGTGCTCTCAAATGATTGTTAAGTGGTATTAGAAATGGAAATGTATGATTTGAGTTCCGGTGGAGGTGGTGGGACGGCCATCACCTACAATCCACAAGTTCCAGAAGTCCCCAAGCCAGGAAGTTCGAGCGAAAGAGATACTGGATACGAGGCACAAAGGTCTGCTTTTGAGCGAAAAAATAATGACGCACAACAACAAGAAAAACCGATGCAGATGAGTAGTATGGCATTCTCCACACCGATTTCGGAACTTGATTATGATGATAACATGAATGGTCCCCAAGGTCCCGGAAGTGCCGACATGCACATGATCATCCCTCCTCAGTCATCCGTGGCTCCCCATGAGATGTTGATGGCTCAGCCGCAGGCACAGCAGGCGCCTCAGGTGCAGGTTGCCGCCGCGGCACCTCCGTCTCCGGTCTACGAAGACAAAAAGTATCCCCTCGGTCTCACCAAGGAGCAGTATGAGGCTCTGATCGTGGCGATCCTGGTTGCTCTGGTTTTCTACCCCGACGTCCAGGCGAAGCTGGCGGTCTACATCCCCAACTTCATGTCCAAGGATGGGTCTCGCAGCATGGCCGGATTGGCTGCCAGTGGTCTGATCGTGGCTGTTGGGTTCTATCTGGGTCGTCGGTATCTTGTTAATTAATTAAAGAAATAGATTGAATATTAAATACCTCTCTGTTAGCTCAGTGGTAGTAGCGCAAGACTGTTAATCTTGAGGTCATCGGTTCGAAACCGATACAGAGAGAACTTACTTTTTCACAATTGTTTTATCAATAATTTTGAAGAAGAATCGCCCTGAAGCCAGAATTATGGGAATGGGTCCAAACATCAGGACGGTTGGTGCAACCGCGAGTGCCACACCTAGCTTCTGGCTAAAAGAAAGATCCTCCATATATAGTAATGTACGGATATTCTGTATGGCTTGTGCCACTGAACCACAGACTTTTGACTAGGGTGTATAAGTTTAGGCACATTCCCCATATCACGATCTCGACAAATCACGAAGAGATTCCTGATCCCGTTAATCTCGGTCGTCTCTATGATGTGGTGGATTTCAAGCCCTACGGTATTATTGGAAAGCAGTACAAGTTTGACCCACTTCATGCACTTGGGTGGACGTGCACCATAGAGGATCACCCGGTTCAGCACATACCTCACATGTCTCACATGTATTCGTTTAGTCCTTACGAACGGGTATTGTCGGTCTATCCCACGCCGATCCGTCTGATCGCAGAGGTCTGCGTGGCTGACACCAGATCACCCGATTGGACCGAATGGAAAATAATTAAAGAAAAGATGCCAAGGTAAAGTACAATGGCTTTTTTACCTTTCCTTCGGCACGGCGATCTTTATGATCTTCTGGACACGACGTCCAAGGTCCTGAACGAGATCCCCAACATCGAGAAACATTTTCACGGTAAGTTGGCGGACAGATTTATTTACAAGACCACCAAGTCCCTCGATGACGGCTTTGAGATTGAGATGCATCTTGCCGGGGTGGGCAAGGATAACATTCACATCACACTTTCTTCGGATGACCACGAGGTGACGGTTTCCTACGGTGATAACCGAAGTTCCTCATTCGATCTTCCCAGTTACGTGGACGTATCGGATGAGGGTTACAAGGCAACTTACATTGATGGAGTGCTTCGTCTCTTTTTCAAGATGCGGACGTCCGACAAGAAGCGTCGCGAGATTAAGCTCAATTAGACGAATAGGGTTCCGCCTAGACCACCTTGGCACCTGAATATGTTAAAGTTTACCGCGTAGAGTCTTGCTTTACGCGATATGCTATTATTTACCAGAGTTAGTTCAAAAATCTGACTTGAAATGCGGCTCATATTGACTGTTCCAGAGGGAAATGGACCCGTGTCACTGCCAACGTTGAAAACGTTCACCTTGTAACTTGGAGTCTGGACATAGTATTGATAGGGTTCTATGGCTCTCATTGTCATTTGGTCGATGTCAAAATAGACTTGTCCGTTCAGGAATAGTTTCCAGCGGGTCACTTGATCATTAGAATAACTCGAGTAATTTGTGCTTACGCCAGAGCTGTAATCAAACAGACCCTGTGTTCCAGAGTCGTTCTGCACGACCAATAAGAATTCCTTGGTAGGATTTTCAAACTCTGTAATGAACCGAATCTGATTTCTGTCATTGAGCGTCACTCGCGCAAGTTGAGTTTGTCTTATAGCGTAATTTATCTGTCTCCCCAGAAAGAATTTGCGATGTTCGTCGGATAAGTAGGCAGCCTGGATATTCATCTCCACGTTGGGGAGTGCGACGTTGCCAAGTTCTTCCTGCGTTCTAAAAAAAACCCTAATTTTGATGCTATGTCTGTTGAGAGCCAGGAGTGGAAATGCATTTCCGTAACCCTTGCCGAAGAAGGGAATCTCCACCGAGAAATTATTTACCGCCGGGCTCGACCCGTAACTCGTGGGTCTGACATTTCGAGCCAGAAGCACGTCGGCACTGTTTCGTGTGCGCTGTGAGTCTGTGAGGTCGGAGATTAATGCCATGTATTCTCCCGTCAAGCTCACTATCGTCTGACCACCCACCAGCAGATCCGCACGCTCCACGAAGGCGTGACCGGCATCCTGCGGAACCCTTTGTGTATTGGTGTAAGTGAAATTCAAGAAGAACCCGGTGATGATATCGCACGTGTCATTATCAATCGTGCAGTCATTTTGATTTCCGAATTTGATATCCGAGTCAAATGCCAGACGTAGATTTTCAGAGGTATACCCAGCCCTAGCTATGAAAACCTTTTGATAGTAACTTGTTTGTGGATCTCCCGTCAAAAAGGTATCCTGATATCCTGTGACGGCAAGCCGCATTCTAATATGATGTGTTAAAAAAAGATTTCAAAAAATGCGTGTAGACTAGTAGATATGAATGTTCAGCTCAAAAAATTCAATCCCGCTTCAATGGGTGACGACAAGGTCTGTGTGTTCATTGGAAAGCGAGGGACCGGAAAATCCACGTTGGTCACGGATATCCTATATCACAAAAAGCATCTCCCAGCAGGCGTAGTTATGTCTGCGACCGAAGAGGGAAATCACTGGTATCAGCAGTTCATTCCGGATCTGTTTATCTACGGTGAATACGACAAGGACATAATTGAGAGGGTGATTGACAGGCAGCGAAAGATGGTGAACCTCAAGCCTCCACCGGGAAAGACGGAGCTGACTTCGCGGGACATTGGTGCATTCATCCTCATGGACGACTGCATGTACGACCGAAAGTTCCTCAAGGACTCGTGCATCCGCCAGTGTTTCATGAACGGACGCCACTGGAAGATATTTTTCATGCTGACGATGCAGTACTGCATGGACCTGAGTCCCGACCTCCGCGCCAACGTGGACTACGTGTTCATCGCCCGCGAGAACGTCATCCAGAACCGCGAAAAGTTGTACAAGTCCTTCTTCGGAATCTTTCCCAATTTTGATATGTTCAACCAGGTGATGACTGCGTGCACTGAGAACTACGAGGTTCTGGTCTTGGACAACACCAGCAAGTCCAATCGAATTGAGGACTGTGTCTTCTGGTACAAGGCCAAGATCCACAAGAACTTCCGCGTCGGCTCGTCTCAGTTTTGGAATCTCCACCAGAAGACATACAAAAAGGCAGGAGGCGCCACCAAGCCCGGTCAGGATCCCAATGAAGTCAAGCGAACTAGGAACGCCCAAACCCTACAAGTGAAGAAGTTGAAATAATTATTCAGGAAGAAAAACAATACCCAATTGGGCATTAGAAACAATGGAGCAGAAAGCAATTGCGCTCGCGACCAACGCGCTAATCGCCTCCGGCGTGGTGAGTGAGACCAAGGCAAGCACCCTGGCAGTCCACCTCGCCAAAGGTGCAAAGAACTGGTCTATCAAGAACATGGCCCACGTCGAGCCTTCGGTGAATCGCAAGGAGATACAAAAGTGCAATTCCAAATTGTGGACGGACTATCTCGCCAAGTGCAACTATCGTTTCGTCCATACGGACAACGGTCTGTCCAAGGTCAGGACACCTCTGGTGCTCAAGCAGGAACGCATTCTTGCCATCAAGAATCAGATGGTCGGAGAGACATTTGTGCCACCCATCAAAAAGGTATCCAAACGCCTCTTAGATCAGGCTAGACTGAAGAGGTTTCACGAGGCGATCAGGAACGACATTGACAACCTGGAAAATGAGATGAAAGGGATCTCGCGCATCACCAAAAGACTTGAAGTCTATTTTATTCCCAGACTTGCATACAATCCAAAGATTTTCATTGGCACGAAGGACGAGTATCTCCCTCTTCCCAACGTATCCAAGAAGAAGCGCATTCTCAAACGCCTTCTCCACCTTTTGAATGAACGCAACCTGGTCAAGATGGAGAAGATCAAGGAACGACTAACGGAGGTTCGCAAGAGCGTCTTCGGACAACTCGTGCAGATCCAGCGGGACATCTTCATCAACTCGCCCGAGTGCTGGAAGAGAATTGAAAGGACGGCAACTCTGGACAAGAAGCATGCCAACGATGACCTCAAGGAAGAACACAGCAAACTCTGCGAACACATCTCAACAAATCTGAGCAACTACAAGGTGGAAATTCCAAATCCATTCAAGAACGTCACAATCATCAACGAGGAAGACGAGACGCGCGCCAACTGGAAGAATCCGGCGTTCACGACGCTATTCACCTCGAGGATGAGAACGCTTATCTACGCGATTCGAAACAACGAAAAGTCGCTCTTTTTGGATCGCATCAAGTCGGGCAAACTCAAGCTCGCCACATTGGAAAAAGTCGATGTATGGGATCTCTGGCACCAGGAGCCCAAGGTTGAGGTCGTGGAGAAGAAGCCAGAGGAATACGACGATGGGATGTTCAAGTGCGGCAAGTGCAAATCTATGAAGACCCACTACATAGAGAAGCAGACCCGATCCGCAGACGAGCCCATGACCATCTTCATCACCTGCAGGATGTGCGGTCACGTGATGAAGCGTTAATTAAATAATATACTAACTTGTTTTTTAGAAAGATGTCTGCGTGTCACATCTGCGGTGAAGATATTCCCTTTGTCTGTAGGGTAAACTCCCGCTGTGGGCACGATGTTCATCACGCGTGTCGTCTTGGTCTCATCCCAAAAGTAAAATGCAACGTTTGTAACTTGGTCATAACAAATAATCTTGTTTTAAGGATTGATGAAAATGAAAATTTTTGTCATCAATACTGCAAACGTTCGCTGAAACGCTATTATCCACCGTGTCCCATGGATGGATGTGGAATTCCTCTTTGCAAGAAATACTTACTATCAAACAAACAACACGAAGAAATGGTGGCTAAATTGGAAGGAAAGGATTTGGACGAACGCATGGAAGTGTATTTTGAATTTGGTTTAACTGAGAATGATATCGGCGGTGGAGAACTCACGGACGAAGAATGGGCGAAAATTCAGAACATTATATCATCATCCTCCGAGGAAAAACAATCGGAAGAAAAGATTGTCCCAATTGGTCCAAGAAACTTACCGGCGATTCCTCCGCCCAAGACCTACGAACCACGGAGTCTCGTGGCGGGCGAGAAATACAAGCCACCGAACAAGTCTAGACGATCCCAAGAGCACGGAGCTTCACTGAAAACTCTTGTTCCTCGCTCGGTGAAGAATAGGGTTCATGAATCCCATCAAGAAGATTTTGCTTTATTTTCGCGAGGTCCACTTTAGAAAGCGTGATCGCACCAAGAATGTAGTCCTCGTATGCCTCGGCGACCGCCGGGATCAGTGGCTTCACCAGATCGTACATTGCATTGGCATACAACTGGATCTCCGGTTGGGCATGACTGTCCATCCTGAGACGCAGATAGTGAAGGAGGTTGTGCAAGTTAATCTTCCAATAGAACTCGGTGTAGGTAGACAGGGGCAGATGTTCGCGGGCAGTCTCGCGGGCGACCCCGTGGTCGAGAAGGCTCTGATAGATTTCAAATGCCTGTTCGCACGAAGCTTTTTGGTCCCTTAGAAGCACCATGGACTCTGGACTGTCCAGAACGCCCTCGGAACCCTGGTGGTTCACCTTGGACTGACCACGGAACTCGGCGGGAACGTGGAACTCCTCGGGCAACTGTGAATACCTTCCGGAAATCTCGTTGATGCTGGCGGTCCGGTGGCGCATGTGCTGCCGAGCCAGAAAGATTGGCATCTTGATGTGAAACTTGAAGTCCACCATCTCAAAGGGGGTCGTGTGGGCGTGACGGAGCAGGTAGCGGATCAGACCGCGGTCGCTCCGGACGCTCTTGGTGCCTTCTCCATACGACACTCGGGCGGCTTGAACTATGGCATGATCAAGATCCTCCCTGGGCATTGTATCGACAAGACGTACGAAACCATGTTTCTCAACACGGATTTCTGACATTTGTTCTACTATCTAATGTATTCTCTAATTAACATCACGTCACAGTCGCCTTCGGTGGGAAGACCCTTGTCCTTCCAACCCTCCAGACCTTCCTCGAGCACGAAGATATTGGTGAATCCATAATTGTTCATGTGAACCTTGGCCATCTTGGCGACCAAGGACTCCTTGTTGTTTCCGTATAGCACGATGGCTTGATCAAATCCCGGGAACATGCGTCCAGTTCCGGAGAACAAACCTTCGCCGCGCTTCTCCACGGTCTCGTAGGTGATCTCCTCTTTATTTTCATCGGGTTCTTCCTTTACGTTTACAGGCTTCGTGACTGGCATGACTATGGGTTCCTTCTGTCTCGCGACTTCGACGTCATACATGCGAAACGCCCTCTCCAGATCCACTTCCTTGTTAATCTTTTTTTGAGTGGCGCGCGAAAGATTGTTGGAACTCGCGACGAACGCATTGGGTTCTATATTTTTGAGAGGACGTGCATTCTCAAAGGCAATCCTGGCTTCGTTCTCCGAGACCCGTGCCTTATTGGCATCGTCCGTGGCGATGATAACCCTGGCTCGGGCAAGCAGGAGACGATCCGATCTGTCCCTTAGAACCTTTTCTTTATAAGCCCTCATTGCAATCTTTTCTTTATCATTTTCACCTGCGAGAATGGAATTGATGCGATCAAACTCTGCAATGGGAAAGTTAATGGAATTGGGAAGTCTGCAATTTTTGTAGTGCGTGTCAGACCCCACGTGAATCAACATGAGATTTGGACGTGACAACCTGAGACTGTGTAATTGTTCGGACGAAACCATTTATATTAGTTACTCATAATTTCTTACAGCGAGTGCCACGGGGAAGCGAGGTATGCCATCTTGGGTGAGTCCCTGGAACTGCACGGTGAGCATCTCGCCCATCAGTTTTCCTCGGTTCTTCCACAGCTCCCTTCGGCTCTCCATGGTTCCCTTGGGGCGTGCCTTGAACGTGTCGCCATCCTTGGTCTCGCAGATCCATATAGGCGTCCCGCGATCCTTGCCCTCGGCTTCCTCTGCACCCACGATCTCAAACTCCTCGGTCATCATCTTCTTGTACTTGATGCACTGGGACGACCTTCGGTTCAAGAGGTATGGACTTTCTGCCACCCTCATCACCACGCCCTCGTGACCCTCTGCCACAAACTTGTCGTGATACTTGTCTGCTTCCTTGGAACTTCCACGAAACCTTGGGACGATCTTGATCCCGGGGTGATTTATTTCCTTGATAATGTCCTGAAGCATGGCATAGCGTTCCACGAACGGCATATCCAGTTGGTGAATACGAAAATAGTCGAAGCAGTGGAATTCCAATTTGGGTGCATGGGGGCTCTCCGAACCACGGGCGGCACTGGTGATCTGCTCGAAGTCCATGTCCTTGCAGAAGAGTTCGCCATCCAAGAATTCACCTTCCTTCAACTTTCCTTCCAGTGCCTTTTCCAGATGGGTCAAGTGTTCAATTCGCTGTTCGTTCCTGGATTGCAATAGTAGACCTCCACCTGAAAAGCCGGCGAGCATCCTGACCCCGTCCAACTTGGGCTGGAAGCAGACCTCGCCGTCAATTCCGTAGGACCTCTCACTGAACGAGTAGAGTAGCATGGGTCTGAGGACAACTTCGGATCTCAGTTGCATGTTGTCCATGTAACCCAACTTGACCTGCTTGCGCCACATCTGGGCGGCTTGCTCCTCGATCGGAGTCTTGCGTTTGGCATCGGGAGGGCGTTCCGTCACGGATCTTTTACCATCGATAAGACCCGTGGTTCGTTTAATCATTCCGTTGACGACCTCGACTTGCCAAATGCGCGTCTTTCCTTTGGCATCTTTGCCATAAAGCGCAGGAAAGAACGTCATTTAACTAATATAGTGTTTTTTGTTTAAACCCCAGTGGAACCGAAGCCTCCGGCACCCCTAGCTGTCAACTGAGGGTCTGGTAGTTCTGAAGGTTCAGGAGCCACTGGAGGATCCTGAATGGGAATTTGTGGATAAAGATCCGGATCCTCGACAAGGTCGCAGTGTTCATAACGTTCCATGATCAACTGTGCGATACGATAACCCTGCTTAATGTGAAACGGTCGGTTCCCGTGGTTGAACAGAACGACCCTGAGTTCGCCCTCGTAGTCGCGGTCGATGACGCCGGCACCCACTTCGATGCCGTGCTTTACGGTCAGTCCCGAGCGACTTGCGATGCGTGCATAGCATCCCTCTGGAATCTTCACGCGGATTCCTGTGGGGACCACGAACCTCTTGCCCTCATGGACCACGCAGTCCGAGCAGGCATAGAGATCGTAGCCCGCGGAAAGTTCTGTGCCCCGGGTCGGTAACATAGCATCAGAATGCATCTTCTGAACAACTAAGGTATTCATGTTTTTGGTATTCATGTATAGATTCTTTTCTTTAAATACAAGATGTTCGTTTGTGGATTATCTGCAAACCCAAAATCTTTATCATTGCGTGGATTGTATACACAACTATTAGGATGTGGTGTTAAAACACGCAAGAGTGGAACAATAAGTGAACCTATTCTTAGTTTAAACCAGAAACGTTTATATGGATTATTACAACTTTTACACAAAGGTACTAAACCTACGCGTCCACTTCCCTTTACTATAACATGCGCGGTATCACATGCATCATCAAAACAAAACTTATTTGAACATTTACCAAATTTTTCACCTGTTATCCACTCATATGCTTGTTTTTTATTACCATTAACATACCATTCCGAATCTCTACTACTAGAACCTTCTAGATTTTTAACCTCTATACCCGACTCTGTTTTCCACGCGAGCCATTCGCATTTTGCTACGTAGTATAACAACATTATTTTCATTTGTATATTATTATTTTCTTTAAATACCATGCAGCGATGAACAGAGCTGTGAAATACCATATCTTTGCATAGATGAATGTTACAGTTCTAATAAGATATGCAATCAGATATTCCAGAGGATTGGATGGACTTCGCGAGAAATTCATGAAAAGGCGTGAAACTTTGGCCCACAGCCAATTGATAAACACAAGCCATTGATTGAAAATTTCGGGAGTTCCTTTTGGAATCACAATGAAGTGTATTTTCAGCATGAGGCGGGTCTTATCACTTGGGATGGTTCCACGGACGCAGTGGTAATCCCTGTTATATTCGATGACGTTGAAGTCGCCGGTGGTCAACTTGCTGGTTTTGTCACCGACCTGCGTGAATACCGTCGAGTTATCGTTCAGTGCCAGAATGACTCTGACGAACCTACTCGGTCCCTCGATTAACTTCAAAGGTGAATCATAGTGACAGTCCACAAGCACTCGGTCACTCGCCTTGGCGTCGACTGGGGACACGCTGACGAACACTTCATCGGTTGACGGGACGGGTCGTATAGACCAACCTGGGTAGTTTTTCAATATGGTTTCACGTATGATTGGGGAATTTCTGAGCGTGTCAATTGCATTCTTTATATAAGGGTCTTTGATTTCGTCGATCCATTCGTGATCTGTGGTTTTGCCATTGCTCTTGTAGTGGTTTTGAAGGATAGTCATTTCATTGGACTCTGGTATTTTGCCCTGAATAAGCATAATATTATATAGTCGTATTATAAATGACTGAGCACGAGCACAAGGAGTGTGACACGACGCAGCCCGTGGCGAACTGGAAGTGCATCTGGTTCACGTTGGCATTGGCGGGTGGATACTGGTATCTTCCACCGAAGAACAAGTGGGTGCTTTTGGGGTTGCTTTACTTCCCCTATATCGTCCTTGCTTGGTATGATCACTGGTATCAGTGCCAGCGGAACCTCGGACCTACCTACCTGGCGCTCTTCTACTGGTGGGCAAAGCCCAGGGACAGCGAGCAGATCCAGAAGTACAAGAACTGGTGTCCCGATATCAAGAACAAGGTGCTTAAGATTGACCTCGTGATCTTGGCATTGGGGATGTTGATCCTGCCGTGGTTTCTCGCGTGGAAGCCTTAAAGTCCAAACATTGATTTGAATCCCTTTTCAAGTTCCTTTGCCGCTTCGTTTAGGGCTCCTTCTATGGCCTTTCCTATGTCAGGTGTTAATATTGATCCACCTACCTTGAACATTCCTTTTATAATATCATTTATGGCTTTTCTCAGGGAATCCACCGCTGGCACAAGGTTTAATCCTGAAATTGAGAATATCGCACCTACTACGGCGTTGGGAATTGCTGTAAGTATAAGTTCTTGATACGCAAGTGCCATATCTTTCAATATTTCAAATTGAATAAGAAAAACGCCTATTGCGAATTTTGAAGCCCAACGAAACGGAACCCAAATAAGTAATTCAGCCATAAATTCAGATGTTGAGTTTCCTACATCAATCACCCAATTATATGTTTTTACTATATCTTCCCAAGCATTTGTAACCCAAGGTACTAAAGTACCTAATATTATTCGTTCAATATCCTTGTAAATTTGTTCTGAAAATTTTGCGATTGCGTTTGCAGCGTTTATTGATGCATTTTTGATTGAAAATGCTATTCCCAAAAAGAATTTTTCTATTTCGGTCGGCAAGTATTCTATTTTTTTGTCAAAGTTGTTATACCAATCTGAAGCAGTATATGCAATAGTATTTGCTACCTCCATCTAAAGTTTGTCTAGATTATATTTTTAAGTATAAATGCGGAATCTGGTAAATCAATTATTTTCGGTGGGTTAAAATTTTTCAACAGGTGCTTAAAAGATCCAAAAAGGTACTGGTTTAATAATTGTTGTATCTGAAAAAAGTAGAATTCAAAAGATTTGACAATTGTGTCGATTGCGTAGTCTGAAGCGTAACCATAGACGTGCCAGTCTGTCAATTCTATTATATAATCTGTGATCATTCGCAGTGGCACGATCACGAAGGTGTCAAACCAAAACTTGATCAGTTTTAATATGTAAGACGGGACTGTGTCCAGTAGAAAAATAAACACTTGAATTAGTAATTTCAGAAAATACACTATACCCTGTGGAATCCACGTGAAGAAATCCACCAGTGGCATGATCAACCAATCTTTGATGAAGTTTATGATTTCGGTGAGTTTGAAAAATCTAGGAATAAATAGATAGAAGTCATCTAATTTTGTTGTGTCCTTGAAGAAAAAATTTTTAAACATAAATCTGGTCACAATATAATAAAGGAAGAACATGATCACAGGATTATAAAGCACAACTGAACCCAGTAACAATGTAAAGAAACCCGTGTATATGTATTCCATATTAATGTTTGTTTAGAAAATTTAATTCTTTGGTTTATTGATTTTCTTCACCTTTCTGAGTGATTCATCTTTACTCTTAAAACCAAGATATTCTCTTGTGTTGATGTACTTGTACTTGTTCGAAAACTGTAGCGTTTTTTCGTAATCAGTTTTCACTTCTGACCAATAAATCGTATCTTCGCCGTTGTACTTCCAAAACAACCCATTATTTAACTCTTCTTTTGACTGCAGGACAAATTGATCTGGAATTGGTGGGAGAATTTCCTCGTCAATGGTCCCTCCAAGAGATACAACTATGCTGTATATTTTTACCATTTGATTCCACAGTCTCTTAAGGGATAGTGTACCCTCGTACCAAAGAGTAACGATTATCTCAACGAATAAGTTCCATGCCGCAACTAAAGTTTTAATACAGCTTTCATATATAGCTTTAATGTTATTCCAACTTTCTACAATAACTCCAAATACAGAAGATATACCATTTACAACTGTATTCCAAACGAACACAATAGCATTCACAGGACCAAGTAAGATATCTTTAAATTTGTCCATGTCTTCTTTCATTTTAGGATTCCCAGACGAATCGGATACGTAGCTTATCCATGCATAGATCACATTCCATACCATCATCAACATCGGAACACCTATGACCAAGCCAAACGGAGAGAATACGATGAGCATTTCCACCGATGCCAGAGTAGTGAACGAGAATATAAGTTTGGTCATGACATCATCAAATATTGTCAATTTTTTACTAGGAGTTATTATCTTGACAAGAATGTAAACATATGAAATCACAATAGTCAATAGCGTCAGAATCATTATCTAGTATATGAAAATATTTTTAGTTATTGATATTAGATAATGGGTCAAGCAAATTCAAAAAAACGTCCACCAATAAATGACCTTCTGAGCTGGAAGGATCTCGTATTGATGACCTTGGGCTTTTCTACATTTGCTGCACCGGTTGCCGTCCCTCCTTTTGTTGGTCTGATTATCGCTTTGGTTTGCTTTGGACTTGCGCATATAGATGAAAAGGTCAAAGATCCCAAGAACAAGAACGAGCGTCAACAAGCTTTCATAGTGAGTTTGTCCCTAGGTCTTGTGGCTACATATGCAACCCTTGTAGCAACGTTAATTTACGGTGCAGCTGGATTGCCATACCTTATAAAAGCTGGTGCAGTTGTGTTTCCAATTTGTTTTTTGTTATTTATAAATTATTTAGTGAGACTTAAAGCAACAAAACCCCTTGAAAAATCACCGATTGATAGACTATTAACTTTTCGGGATCTTATACTCATGACATTGGGGTTTTCGGTAGTTGCGGCTCCCCTTGGAATACCTCCAATAGTAGGTATGTTGACCGCTATGGTTCTATTTGGGTTTACACAGATAAATAGGAGAAATATAAATGTCAAGGACGAGAAAAAGGCTATGTTTATAACGTGTCTGGTCATGAGCGTCATTGCTACATATATAGCTTTTGGTGGGACATTAATAGCTTCTAACCCTACTATTTTAGTAGAATTATTGAAGTTTGGTGCAATCGTCTTCCCACTTTGTTTAACATTATTCATAAACTATGGCGTCAGTCTGGAATGGTGGCCAGCGCCGTCGATATTCTATTTCTCAATTCTTGTGTCAATGGTTCCGGCATTGATTCTTCACAATAAGGTTGGTATGGTCGGTCCCAATGTTATCATATCAAGTCTGGTGGCAAGTTCGGTCTACGCAATCTTGGTTGGCGAGACCAAAGGAAAGCCGGAACCCTGGATGAAGTGGCAGGCAGTCTACATAGGGATTATGGCAGGTTCTGCGTCGGCAGTGGGACTTAATTACATGATAAAGACATTGAAAGGTGGGCAAATAATTGATATCACAAAAATATTACCAGGTTTGGAGCTGCCAGGTCTGAATACCAAAAAAAATCCAATTGATGATGCACTAAATACAGTAAACGGTTACGTTGGCGTCGAGTGGCTCCTTCTTTTCTTGATATGGATACTTGTTCAGGCAAAGGTGTCCATGCCATACAAGTGGAACACGCTTTTTTCAGTTTAAGTAAAATCTGATTAAATAGTAATAACATGGAGACGCATTACCTCGTGGTCAACTCGAATCTCAGGGACACGACACTGTATCCCTCAGGTAATTCATATACCATGCATCTTTTGAACCCTATTGACGACATCACTAGGGTTGAATTAATTCAGGCGTCCGTGCCTAACGTAATAGAGAATGTCGCAGACGGGTCCAACATAATTCAGGTCAGCAACATCGTGAACAACACGCTGCACTCATTCTCAATCCCAGACGGTTTCTATTCTGCAAATGGACTGGCTTCGGACATTCAAAATGCCATAAACTTCGAGACCCAAATATCCGTGAGCTATCTTTCCAATGAAGGCAAGTACTTGTTCACGCGATCCAATACGCATCCGGCATTCGATCTCAAACCTTCGTCGCTGATGGCGACCCTCATGGGGTTCAACGACACGAGCACGAGGACGGCGATCGAGATACAGGATCAAGCAAATACCACCCCGTCCTTCAGTCTCTATGCGAACAATGATGTTTATCGTGGAAACTTTTTCATCAAATCGGATCGCCTCGTGAACCTGGCGGCAGACAATTACATGTTTCTGGACATTCCAGAACTCAACACGGTGAGGATGCAGCAGGCACAGAGACTCCAGGCAAATTCGTTCAGCACCACGGCGGCCCAGAACAGCTTTGGACCCATTCCACTGGACGTGGGTGCGGGCGGAATCAAGAACTTCAAGGAGACCAGTGATTTCATCTACGGCGTGGATTTTGATCCTCCGATCTCGGCGATCTCGCGGTTGACGGTCAGATGGCGCAAGAGCGACGGTTCGCTGATTGACTTCCAGGGTCTCGAGCAGAACTCGTTCATCGTCAAGGTGTTCAGCAAGTTCCGCAAGGACGATCTGGCACCCAACACGCGAATGAAGAAAGCCATCCAGAGCGCCAAGCCGAGACCGATTGTGTTGGTTCCGGTTCAACGTTAATATTTGTAACTAATAGAATGGACACAGATTACGTAGTGATAAATTCAGAAGATCGTGACACGACTCTGTATCCTTATTCAAATTCATATACTATGTTTTTGCCAAACCCCATTCGCTATGTGACTCGCGTGGAACTCGTCCAGGCATCCATACCGAATGTGATCGAGAACGTCACGGATGGGACGGACTTCATCCAGGTCAGTAACGTCGTGAATGATTCGCTCCACGCATTCTCCATTCCCAATGGATTTTACTCAGGTCAAGGATTATTGACCACGGTTCAGAATGCCATAAATCTTGAATCAAATATCGTCGCGTCGTTCCTCGTGAATGAAGGAAGGTATCTATTTTACAGACCAGCGGGCGATGGTGATTTCAAGTTGCAGCCCTCGGCGCTGATGGCGAGGCTGATGGGATTCAGTGACACGACCGTTCGGACGTCGGCGACGGTTCCAGACGAACCAGGAACTTCATCGACCTTTTCCTTATACGCCAACAATACACAATACAGAGGGAAAACCTTTTTGAAATCGGATCGCATAGTGAATCTCAGCACGGACGATCAGATATTTTTGGACATAAGCGAACTGAACAGCGTGTGGATGGAACAGATGAACAAGCTGAACGAAACCACGGCGTCCCAGAACAATTTTGGTCCCATCCCCATGGACGTGGATTCTGGTAAAATCAAGCACTTCAACTCGACCAAGGACTATGCCTACGGAACAAATTTCAAACCTGCCATTTCACAGATATCAAGGTTGACGGTGAAATGGAGGAAACTCAATGGCGAGACTATTCAATTTGAAAATGCTCAGAACAATTCATTCATGCTTCGAATCTACAGCACGTTCAGGAAGGGAGAACTAGTTCCCCAGTAGACCAAGCGAATCCGGCTCGAAGATCTGTTTATTCTCGTCCCGCCAGTCCACAGGCATCTGAGGGCGAATGTTCGGGTTCCCCACGTGGACCCTTAGAAGAAGTTTGTGACCGGTAGCAGTCCCAAGCGAACCTGCACTGTCCAATACGCGAATGTTGAACTTGTCGAAGCTCACCGGATTCTTGTATTGAACACTATGCTTAAAGTCGGTATTCTCTTGGAAGTACCTCACCGAGCCGGCAACGACGCCCTTGGTGGGAATTGTAGCGAAGAACCCGCGGATCTTTGAACTATCCGCACTTGCCGTAATGGCACTGTCGGTGAAGGGAGTCCTAAGTTCTTCGATGTCATAGACTATAGAGTTGTCTCCGGTGAACACAGTGGCTTCAGCGTACACCAAATCCACCTGGTAGACATTCCTATACAACTGCTGGAACTGTCTAGTGGAGACGTTGGATGACCCTTCAACGTAGAGATAGTGAACCTCGGAGTCCGTGCGGAGATCCATATTAGTATTACCCAAGAAAATCATACGCTTCTGGCAACGTCCTGACGACGCTGACGGGTCTCACATTCCTGTACATCCATATGATGCCCTCAATAAACTTGAATGTAAAAAAAGTCGGGTTGGTCACGATTGCCGAACGGGTGACCTGCTTTTCGGTTTTCGGTTTAAGTTCACGCATGAGCGACGTGAACTCCCACAACAGTCTAGGGATGGTGGAAACTTGGACAACCTTGACGTCAGAAAAGTCAAAGAGAAAATTGAATGTCTTTCTCTTATTGAAACAATTTCTCACGTCGTCTTTGAAAGTCACCCAGTCCATGTGCGAGACGTTGGTGGTATGAAAAACAAAGTGAAATGTTTGATTAGTAGATAATTTTGTGTAGAACATTTTTATTCATTATTAACAGGATGTATTTAATAATATTTATAATTATCGCAGTATCATTGTCACTACTATTTTTACGCCGCGAACGACTTGACACTTTGGATGTGTCATCTGGACCAGTTATTATGTCACAATACACGAGACGTCAGTATGAAGAAAAGTTTGCGAATTTAGAGAATGAAGCAAGGGAGATACTTGACCCCATGGAAAAATCCGAAGCAGGTAAAATTATTAAACAAAGAAGGGTTGATAAATATGGTCTAAAATTTGAAACGGCAAAGAAAGACTTGGCGGATTTCGAAGAAAAATACAAAAACCAAATCGTAGATATCACTTATACTAGGGAAGTTTTTGGCAGGACAATGACATTTACCAAAAAGGAAATAAAAGATCCAGTATTGAACGCCAAGTGGGTTGAATTAAAAAAACAAGTTGAAGATTTAAATAACGAACTTAACAAACCTTTCACCATAGATGAAGGTATAAGCATAGAGAATGAATACATTTTAGAATCGATTACAGGTCAATCGGGTGGGTTTAATTTCACATTTCCAAAATTACAAAAAATTAAAGATAATATTGGAAGCATACCAGAAATACTTAAAAAAGATGATATGGTGCGCATGGAAATGGCTAGAAAAGGCGAAGAAGAGGCGCGGTTGCGAGAATTAGAAACTCAAAAAATTTCTGAAGAATTGAAGAAAAAATCGGAATCAAGAGAATCACCGGGCGCAAGGTTAAGGAGAGAGAGAAGGGAACGGTCATTGGCTCGCGCGCAAGCACTGGAAGCAGCAGCGTCCATACAAAGAAAACCGACGGGGACAGGAACGACCCCAGGAACGACCCCGATCATGAGAACGACCCCGGTGACAAGGGTGGCATCAACTTCAGTATCAAGAACGATAGCGACAGTTCCAATGACAACACCATCTAGTTTGGTCAGAGATGATCAAAATGCTTTAATCGCTGCAGCGAAACAAACTGAAAGTATTATGAATGCAGAAAAGGTCGAGATCTCAAAGGAAGAATTAATGAAAATACAGAGTGCACGCGAGGAAGCCGAAAGTGTTCTTGCACAACTGAGTGAAATACCATTGGAAGAAAGGATAAGTCGAAAAATATTTGTGCAACCAAAACTAGATCACAAACCGTATCCTTATGTGAGGAGTCAACCGGCAAGGAAACCGTACGATACTACGAAATATAAACCAAATGAAAATTTATTCAAATCTTCTGAGATTTCATCTATATTTCCAAGACCAAAATTATAGGATGTTTCACCCGCTTAGTATATTCGTCGAGCACATAGGACATTTAAATGCATAGTTGCCGTTCATGTAAACAATTCTATTCAAACAAGAGACACACAAATTATGGTTACAGTCAATTCTTATGGGTCTCTTGTTTTCGTAGCACACGACGCACATTTTTCTTTTCTTTTTTGGAAACCTTATTCGGTCGAAATATTTTTTCACGATGTTGCCTACGTTTGCTACATCAATAATGAACAATCTCACGATCATCTTGATTCTGTACCACAGCAGAACGTCACGGTTATACACTACATGAATATCTCCTCTTACCAGCCACGGTATGTAATATCTATGATGCGACGGAATGTCGTGAATTTTACAGAATACTACGGGAAATCCACTGATGTTTGAGTTGTATTTACCCTTTCGTGAACAGCGATTGCCATTTCGCGTGGAACCATAACAACGTAGGCCTGTTAGTTTAAAGAGTCATCCGAACAGAGAGAAACGTCGTCATCTTCATCTTCGTCGTCGTCTTCGGGAATAAATTCAGAGTCAGAAATGTCATTTTGGATAAACAGATTGTCGCCTATTTCCTCATACCCCAAAGAATCAATATCTTTGATTGATGAATATGAGGAAATGATATGATCTCTGCTCATCCAAACAGAATTCCTGAATGCGTAGTGACCTCCATTATCGGTTTCTTCCAGACATCTCACCAAGACCGAGTTATCCTTCTCATCTATCAATTCGGCAAGGATGACTCCATGATCAAGTTGTATATCCACGAACATACTTTACCTTTTATTGATCAGAATTCTTTAAATGTCTTTTGCAAAAATCCAGACCCGTCTGTGGTTTGTGTTTACAAGGTTTCCCATTGAGACATAGTGCAGTGCACGTCTTGTGCTTACTGCGCTTTTGTATCTCCTTTTTTTCAGGAATTTCGTCAAGAAGAATAATTTGTCTTACTTCTTGAAGATCTTCTGTCATATTTGTGAAATGTCTTTTCCATCCTATGATCATACTAAGTGTCTTTGGTGACAAACTTTTAATACGTCCCGCCCATGCCGACCGCGCCGTTGATTGGAACGCGTTCACCCACCAGCGATGTGTTTACTGGTAGGGCATTTGGGACATAAGCAGTAGACGAGTCCCTCACGTAGAGGATGTAAGAGGAAACACCCTCGCGGACCTGAGGAAGCATCTTGTTCACGACCTGCTGGTTCATCCTAGCAATCTGCGCGGAAACATTACCATAGGGATTCATGGCATTGTTGATGTAGACGTAGCGCATGAACGTCATGACATCGCGGGGATTCTGGCGGTCGATAGAGAGACCCGTTTCATTCCTGAACTGTGACCTAAGCATCGCCTGGATGCGCTCCAGATTGGCTTGCTGGAAAAAAGCCGTATTCAATGGAGTCGTGGTCTTGTGCATGGAAGTGATCATACTCGTTCGCACGTCCGCGGACGGGATGGGGTCCTGATCAATGCCATTTAACGGAGTCAAGTTTAGCATACTATCATTTGGCGATATTTTATTATTTATTGAGATTGACCCTTGGATTCTTGTTGACCGATCTCGGGTTGATGAAATTTCCTGAACTCTTTGTTTTGTTTGTTTTCTTTACGCAAAAAAAGGTGCAAGGCTTATCATAGTCGATGCCCCCCTGCTTGCCGTACATGCGATCGGCCGTCACGGGATTGTAGATGCGCTTTCTGCTCGCGTCCGTTCGGGATACTGCAGTTCCACCGGGTTTGTGCGACCAAGTTCCATCCGAGTCCTGGCGGTAGAAGTGGTAGTCCTCGCCCCAGCTGTTGATTGCCATGAACCCCTTATAGTATCCTCTAGGACACACGTCCTTCACCCTTTCCAGAGACCACGTGATGACATACCTGGGATTGTCGGAAATCACGCGTCTCTTAATGGAGTCGCACGTAATCGCATTTTCGTAGCCGGGACCCATCGAATACAGCCCGGGCTGCGGCTTCCCGGCACGACTATACTTGCGCAGATCGTCCAGAAAATAGGAGTAACAATTGTGTGTGGCTTGAATCATGGGATCTACAGACCATAGTTCGCCCCTGTACTTGGGCTCGTAGCCAGACCTAGGGAGAAGTCTCCGGACCATTACTATTTATGCTCATATTTATTTCGGTTATGTCCAAACCAAGATCTTGCTGCAGGGCGGATAGGAGCTCTTCGGAGTTACCTGCTTCCACCACGATCTCGGTCATGTATTCAATGGCATTGTCCCTGGGAAGATCAAATGTATCTGCGAGGTACTGACCCACGATCTGGCTGCTCTGGAGGTTTGTCGTGACCATCCTATCGCGCGTCCTTCGTGCCTCGATGATGACCGTGATGTTATACTCTGGAATATCAAAGTCCTGACGACACACCGGGCAGGTATAGTTTCCTTGTCGCTTCCAGCGGTTGATGCACGCAGTGTGGAACTTGTGATTGCATGGGAGGGTCCTGGAGTTTCGTTCGCTCCGACTGGTTATGTGGTTGAGACAAATGGCACACTCAGACATGTCGGTGTGCACGAGGCAATGTTCTTTGCCAGGTGTCTTCTTTCGGCGGCATGGCGTACCTGCACGGGTAGTGGCACCACACTCACTCATCAAGAGTTACTAACAACTAAGAAGTAAAACATTTACTGGATAAAATCGCAACGTATATTAGGGATGTTATCCGATAAAGAGATCACCAAAGTGTTAAAGGACTTGAAAAGTTCTGCGCCCCTCAAGTACTTCCGTGGGTTAAAGACCAAGGAAGATGTCGTGACCCGTGTCAAGAAGATTGAAAAGAAGACCTACGCGCCATTCAAGACGGACATAGGTATGAAGACCAAGACTTCCACGTGGACAACCAAGTTCTACCGGGCTTATCCAGGCGCAAAGTCACTTGCGAACAAGGCCAAGGTGACCGGAGTCCCACTTGACATCATCAAGCAGGTCTACGACAAGGGTCTAGCCGCCTGGAGAACAGGACATCGCCCCGGAGCCACGCCTCAGCAGTGGGGGTACGCCAGGGTTCACTCGTTCCTGATGGGCGGTCCGACCTCGCGCGGTCCCGACCGTCTGCTTGCCATCGAGGCTG